TCACAAACGAATATGTCCCTCAGTCGCGTCCCTGAGGTTATAACTGAAGCATTGGCTTCTGATATTGGCGATGACCAGCTGGTTTATAAGTGTTAAGGCATCGGTCATCTCTGGAGCGCCACTTTACTCCAAAAGCATCAGCTATTTGTTTCCCGTCGGTAAAAGGCAGGTTTTGTTCGCCAAGCGTTCTTATATATAGGTAGATACAGGTTCGAACCCATGAAAGGGCGACAAAAAAGACGGCCAACCGAAGTTGACCGTCTCAACAATCTTTGGGTGGGCCGTCAGGGGTTCAGCCTGCTTCGCAGGCTGCCGCTGCGTCGCTTTCGCGCCTTGCGCGCTGCGCTGGCAAACGCTCACGCGTTTACTCAGCTCCGCGCCCTTTCGGGTTCGAACCCGTGCCGCGGTAACAAAAAAGCGGCCGGCATCCGCCAGTCGCTTTTCTATTCTATGGTGGGCGGGTGACTCGCCACCGCGAACACCCCCGCCGGGGGGCCCGCCTTTCGGGCCGCGCTTGAACACGAACTCCACGCGCCGCTCGCCGCTCTCGCGGTCGATCGCCACGCGCTTCACGAAGATCCTGATGACCTCGAGCGGGTCTTTCTTCCCAACTATCTCGTGCACCCAGAACTCTACGTGCTCTCGGTCGAACACGGGCGTGCCCCTCTCGAGGTCGGCGAGCTCCCTCTCGATGGCCTCGCGCTCGGCCGCCAGGTCGTCGAGCTTCGCGGCCACCGCGTCCACCGCGCCGGTCTTCGCGGCGAGGTCGACCATGCGGGCCTGCTCCCGGTCATTGCCGGCCAGGCGCCCGCGCAGGGCCTCCATGGCCGCGAGCTCGTCGGCGAGGGCGTCCTCCTGCTCCTCCAGGACTAGGTCGGCGATCGCCCCCGCCGCCCCGTCGGAATCCAGGAACTCCTGCACGTCGCGCGCGACCGCCTCCTCTATCTCCGCCTGCGGCACCAGGTGGCCGGTCGCGGGGCACCTGTAGTACGTGTACTTCCTGCCGGACTTCCCGTAGCCGCAGCTGCTCTGGTAGCGGTGCCCCTCCATGTCGAACAGCTTGCCGCTCAAAAGGTAGCTCACCGTGCTCCTCCTCTTCCTGACCCCCGACGCGAGGCGGCGCTGCACGCTCTCGAACAGCTCCCGCTCCACGATCGCCGGCATCCCGCCCTCTCGCCGCACGTCGGCGTACCGATAGACGCCCGCGTACTGCTCGCGCCTGAGCATCTTGCTCACGGCCTGCATCGAGAAGGGCCCGCCGGTGGCCGTGCGGTACGGCGCGAGCGCGTCGACGATGTCGGGAACGCCCTCCCCCGCGTCGTACATCTCGAAAACGGAGCGCACGACGCGGGCCTGCTCCTCGTTGACGCGGTAGTAGCCGTCCTCGCCGAGGTCGTAGCCGTACAGCCTCACGCCGTTGTGCTTGCACTTGAGGGCGTTGCCGCGCATGCCGCGCTTCACGTTCTGGCTGAGCGCCGCGCTGTAGTACTCCGCCATTCCCTCCAGGACGGCCTCGAGCAGGATGCCGTCCGGGCCCTCCTCTATGTGCTCGGTAGCCGACACCACGCTCACGCCGTTGCGCTTCAGCTTCGTCTTGTATATGGCGGAGTCGTACCGGTTGCGCGCGAAGCGGTCCGTCTTGTAGACGTACACCCTCTCGAAGCGCCCGTGCGCGCTGTCCGCCACCATCTCAGCGAAGGCCGCCCGGTGGTCGGTCGTTGTGCCCGATGTCGCCTTGTCGGCGTACACGCGCAGGATGCGGTCGCCCTCGCGCTCCGCCGCCTCGCTGCAGACGCGCACCTGGTCCTCGATGCTCTCCTCGCGCTGCCTGCCGTCGCTGTAGCGCGCGTATATGACGGCGTTTGCCATATAATGACCTTGCCTTCCCTCCGGGGGCGGTTTCGTTCATGGCCTCGCGCAGGGTTGCCGCCCATATGCGCGGGGCCTATTTATAATCCCCTAGCCCTTTTTATGAGATCTCCCTTCCTCGCCCCCGATGCGATGCTCTCGAGGCTGTTCGAGATACGCCTTAGCTCGGATGAATACTCCCCCCTGCCAACCAGAATCCCGCCGAACGACTTGAACTCGATGGGGAACTTCGCGGACATCCGAATCACTCCGTGAGGCCGACCCTTCCATGACACGAAGAGCTCCGCAGGAGAATCATCCTCCATAAGCTGGTTGAACGGGCCGAGGGCCATGCCCCTCATGGCTCCGGGTGCGAGCATCGGTACCCCGGTCATCAAGAATGTCTCGAGCCACCCATCCGTCCACTTATCGACGGCAGCGGGCAAGTGACCATCGATGCGCGTGCGGACATCGTATGCCGGGGCACTCCCTATGTTCCGGATGTAGAGCGCGGCCATGTCCGGGTATTCCGACATGGGGTCGACATAGGCTATCAGGTCCGGCACGCTCTGCCTACGAAGCCCGGACCATGAGACGAAGGCTGATGCAACGGCGGCGAGCGCAGATACAACTGCAACGATGACCGATATATCCAGCGACACTCCGAGGACTCTCATCTCACGCCCACCCCATAGAAAGAAGGCCGCATGAGACAGAACCCTGATCCGTTGCTCTGGAGCATCATTTCGACAGTCTGCGCGCTCATTTCCATCGCATCCGCACTCCTTGCCATACTGGCGCCCCTCACTTCTGGCTGCTGACGGCGTAAATTCGCTCGGGCAGCATGTTGACGGGCATCGAGTACGTGTTCTCGAAGGTATGGTCGTCGTAGTCGCATTCGGCGCTTCCCTCGCCGTTCATGCGGATGGCGTGGGGGTCGAGCATCATATCGACCGGCAGCGACCAGCCGGAGTGCTGCGCATAGCCAATATTCGGGTCGTCATGCTCCACGGGCTTGAACGAGCCCTTTACCTTGACTTCGAGCCGATAGGCGTAGCCGCCGCCGGCGTACGGCGTATCTGGCGCGAAGTTGTAAGCACGAGCCTCGACCGACTCGACCGTGAAGACGCAGCCGTCATCGTCGACGTAGACCTTCTCCACGCCCCAGTCGACCGCGACCTCCATGCCGTCCTCGATGCGCGGCGGCTTCTCCTCGCCCTGGGTGACGTACGTGTTCTCCGTCACGTAGGTCGGGTGCTCCTCGGTGACGTACCTGTTGACCGTGGTGCCGCCGAGACCGGACAGGCGCTTGTCGACCTCGGCCATGATGGAGGCGCGCAGCGCATCTCGCTCCTCGTCGGTGAACTCGTCGACGCCCGCAAGCGCGGCCTCGATGGCCTCGTCCGTGGCGGCTTTGGACTTCTCCAGGGTCTCGGCGTCGCCCGCCTCGATTGCCGCCATGATCTCCCCATCGGTCATGCCGGTGTCCGCCGGCTGCATCGAGCATCCGGCGATGGCCAGGACCAGACCGGCCGACACGGCCGCCATCGCGTGGTTGACCTTGAACATTTCTCTACTCCATCTCCTCGGCGGGCTGGAACCAGACCACGGTGCCGACGTACTCGACCGTGCGCTCGTCCTCCCCCGTTATGACTATGTCCTCGTACGAGTCGTCCCACGAGTCCGGGGACAGCACGATCGTGCGCCCCGTGTTGTACAGGCGGCGCATCACGTAGTCCGCGCCGTCGATGGAGACCACCGCGACCGAGCCGTTGCGGGGCTGCTGGCGCGGGTCTATGTAGATGTGGCACCCCTCGGGGTAGACGCGGCTCATGCAGTTGCCCTCGACCTCGATGAAGTAGCCGTCGGGGTGGGTCGAGCGCACCTCGTAGGGTATGGGGATGCGGTCGTCGATGATGTCGGGCTCGCAGGCGTCGCCCGCGTGGACGCGCCCGAGCAGCGGGGCGTAGGCGGGGCGGGGCTCGGAGGGGAGCTTGGCGCCGGAGGGGACCCGGCCGTGCTCCTTGGCGGCGAGGCCATAATGATCAGAAATTAAGTCATCTTCAGTAATGTTGAAGTAGTCACACAGCCTAGCGATCGCCTCTTTGCGCGGTCGCGAACCCTTGCGCCAGCCAGTTACCGAACCGGGGGTAACACCAGCTATCCGCGCAAGAGCCTCTTGGGTAATGTCGTGCTTAACAAGCAGCGCATCGATATTTTCTGGAAGTCCCATAGGTGCTCCTATCTGCTCGTAATTCAATAATACCCAACCAGATACCGATTTTGCTAAATTAGTTATTGAGTTTTGCTAAATGCTCGTGTATTCTTGGAATCACCGAAGGAGGTGAATGAATGGTTAAGGATGACCTTTTCGCCGCAGCTCGAGCTGGAGCAGGGATGACCCAGGCAAAAGCAGCTTCTATCTGCGGCTTATCTTTGGAAGCATACCGCTCACGAGAGAAAAAGCCGGGAGACTTTCGCCTGAAAGAGCTGAGCTCCCTAGCCGAAAGCATGGGAGAGAACTCCCGCAAGATTCTTTCGGACGCCGTGCTTTCTATTTTTTTGCCCGAGTGATTTAGTTTTTCTAAATATTAGAAAGGAGGAACCCATGAAGCAGTTCAGTATCCCGGAGGAGCACAAGCGGGCCATCAGGCTCTTTCTCCTCCCGCCCATCATCGGCGGCGTCCTCGGCTCGCTGGCCGTCGGCCTCGTCCTCAAGGCGCTCGGGCTATAGGCCGAACGCGGAGTGGAGGAGGAGCGTCATCAAGCCGCCGGCCACCGCGCCGCCGACGATGCCGTACGAGGCGACGAGCCAATCGTGCCTCTTGGCATCGCGCTTGTCCGCCTCCGCCTGCGCGAGCGCCGCCCTGTAGTCGGTCACGGCAGACCGCCCGGCCGCGGTCACGGAGCGCAGACGGGATGACTCCCGCGGCATCAGGCTCTCGACGAGCTTCTTCCTCGCCAAGCCTCGGATGAGCTCCGTATAGGCCGCTCGGTCCTTCTCGTAGATGGAGTCGGCCGTCGAGACAGGATCATCGGAGTCGACGAGCGCGGAGAGCAGATCGTATTCGGAGCCGGACAGGTCGAGACCGTTCACACGCATAACAACCACCCTTCGGACGCATGGACGTCCCGAGACTAGCACGAAAGGAGGAGCACATGAAGCAGGAGCACCCCAAGGCCCGCGCCATCGACGCGGCCGATGCCGAGACGTGGGAGCTGGTGGACGAGCTCTCCCGCCGCGAGGGCGTCGACGCCCTGCGGGCGGGCCCGGACGGATGGCTGGAGACCAGCGTCGAGGGGCCCGTCACGGTGCTGGTCGTCAGAGACTAGCCGACGCGCCTGCAGGGATGGAAGAGCTTCACGAACCGGTGCAGGTACGAGCCCTTCGAGGCGGCGCCCATGAGCGCCGCGTGCGTGGCCGGCGGGACGCCCGAGTAGACGTAGAGCCCGCCAGACCTGAACCGCACGTACAGGTTGCCGCCCTCGTACCCGACCTCCGCGAGGTTGGATGAGGCGACGGGGACCATCCGCACATCGATCACCTCCCCTCACGGGGAGCCTAGCACAGCACCTTGAGAACCGAATACCTGAATGGATGACGGCGGGCGGTGTCGCGTCGGTAACCGCGTCCTCCCCGCCGCCGGGCTTTCTCCCCGCACTGCATGCCTCGTGATGCGCAGGCCGGCCCCATCCCTGGGACGTCCTCCGCGCGCGGCCTCGTTACCGAGGTCGGTTGCATCGGCTTGCGGATACCGCCGATTCGCGCTGCGCCCCGTCTGGCAACCCGCTGTTACCGCAGCGGCTTCGCACCGACGGCTTCGGGCACCCTACGCCCTTGCGGCCCGTCAGGCTCGCGGGGGCCGCGTCCTCAAAAGGTTGGTCAAGAAGACCACCTCCTTTCCAAAGGACGCGACCAGTCCAGCAGCGGGCGAGGCCCGCCGCCATCCGTACAGGTATTCGGCTTGATCACAAACGAAGGAGGAGCACATGACGGAGGACAGGCCCGCATCGGGCATCCCGCCCGGCACCGCGCCGGGCACGCGGATCATGTGCGGGCTCATACGCAAGGCCATGTCCGAGTTCTACAGGGACCCGGAGAACGTAAGGAGATTCGAGGAATGGAAGTCATCAAGAAGAAAAGGGGGCGCGTCGCAGCCGGCAAGCATCGCACGCGCCCTGTAGAGGTCCATATGCGGACCGTCCCCATCTTAACAGAGGGGCAGTGCGAGCGCGTGCGGGAAGCACTCGCGGGCGCCGTGATCGTCGGGTGCGTGGTGCTCACCGGCATCGTCGAGGGCTCGACATGGCCGATGTGAGCGAAGCGGCAAGCAAACGGGCAAGCAAAAGCGGAAGCAAACGGGCAAGCAAAGGAGGAAGCGAAATGGATAGCGAACTGAAAAGCAAAACCGAAAGCAAAGCGCCAAGCGATATATATTCCTCTTCCTCTTCCCTATTCCTCCTTCCTGATTCCTCTGGGGTGACGTACTCCGGGGAGGAGGTGGCCCGAGCCGCCCAGATCGTGGCGAAGGCGTGCCACTGGGTGCGCCGCAACCCCGACAAGTGGTCCTCGCTCAAGGCCATCTGCCACCGCCTGGCGCTCGAGGGCGAGCTCGTCCAGCGCGGCAGTATCTACGAGCGGGCGCGCCAGTACGGCCTCGACGTGCGCCTGTGCTCGCAGTTCAGGCGCGACCACAACCTGTGGAGCGTCCTCACCCGCTTCATGGCCATGGAGCGCCCCTCGATGCTCTCGGCCATCAGCTTCCGCGTGACGCCCGTCGACGCCGTGGACCTCGCGGCCTACTGGCGCGACATCGTCGGCCCCGACGAGTTCGTGGCGTCCTCGCTCGAGGAGGCCCGCGAGATCTGGGACGTGCAGAGGGGCGCGCGATGAGGGCGGGCATGGTCATCGAGGGCCGCTTCCCCTCCCTCAACGACTACGTGGACGCCGAGCGGGCCAACCGCCACGTCGGCGCCAAGATGAAGCGCCGCGAGACGGCGCGCGCGGAGGCCGCGGCCATCGCCCAGTGCCTGCCGCGCTTCGCCGGGCCCGTGGCCGTGCGCTTCCTGTGGGTGGAGCCCAACCGCCGCCGCGACCTCGACAACGTGGCCTTCGCCAAGAAGTTCGTCCTGGACGGCCTCGTGGCCGCGGGCGTGCTCGAGGGAGACGGCCAGCGGCACGTGGTGGCCCTGCAGGACTGCTTCGAGGTCGACCCCGCCAACCCGCGCGTGATGGTGGAGGTGGTCGACGTTGACCCGGGCCGATAGCGGGAGGCGCCACAAGTGGTGGCGCGAGTCCGAGCTCGCCTACATCCGCGAGCACGCCGGGAAGGTGCCCGCCCGCGAGATCCGCAAGGCGCTTCGCGTGAGCCGCGAGCAGCTCAAGGGCGCGGTCCGCTGGATGCGGGCGCGCGGGGAGGACGCGGACCTCAGGTGCTTCTCCCCCAGGACGCTCGTGTGCCCCTCGTGCGGGATGGCGCGGACCCTGTTCGGCGCGGAGGGGATCTGCGAGCCATGCAGGCTCTCCCGCAGGCTCGCCGAGACCGAGGCGGAGATAGCGGGGCTGCTGCCCCTCCTCTCCGCGCCCGACCGCGCGACCTACGAGCGCACGGAGGCGCAGCGCGAGACGCGCGGCGACCCCGAGGACTTCCGGCATGGGCGCCTACGACCGGGCGGTGGCCATGGAGCGCCACGACATCGCCATGGAGCGGTGGCAGGCGGCGAGGCTCAAGCGCCTGCTCAAGGCCGCCCAGAAGCGCAAGGAGCGCGTGTCCAAGAAGGTCAGAGAAGCGAGAAAAGATTTCCCCTTTGAACAAAACCCCAGCTAGGAGGATATGACATGCAAGAGTTGGTGAACGTCGACATAGAGGACGTCTACCCGTACGAGGACGCGGAGGGCAACTCGCTGAACCCCCGCGACTTCACCACCCCGGAGAGCGCGGAGTACATCGGGCAGCTCGGCGAGCAGTTCCGCTTCAACAAGCTGAACCCGGGCCAGCCGCGCGTGAAGCCCATCCTGTACCGCGACGGGGGCATCTACTGGATCATCGACGGCGAGTGCCGCTATCGCGCCATGAGGGCCATCGGGACCAAGCGGTTCCTCGCCGAGGTCTACGACGACCTCGCCGACGCGGAGACCGCCCGCTCCGAGGCCGCGAAGGCCATGGTCGAGACGGACTGCAAGCTGCAGCTCACCGCCGCGGAGATGAGCCGCGGCGTCCAGCAGATGCTCGCGCTCGACCTGCCCGACGAGGAGGTGGCCGCCGTGGCGCGCATCGAGCGCGAGAAGGCGCACCGCGAGCGCGCGGAGGAGCTCGAGCGCGTCCTGGCCGCCGCCGGCGTGCCGCGCGTTGCCGAGGACGACGAGACCGAGCGCCGCTGCGCCGGGAACCTCTGGATCGACAGCACGACCCCCGAGAGGCTCGCGATCGCCATGGCGAACGCCAAGCCGACCGCCTACGACATCGACGGCAGCTGGGTGGAGCTGCTGCGCGAGGAGAGCGACGAGGAGCGCGCCATGGGCGAGCGCAAGCGCGAGGAGGCCGCCGAGGCCGAGCGCGCCCGCCAGCGCGCCGGCGAGCTGTGGGAGGTCGAGCGCGCCGGGATGCTCGAGTGGCTGTCCGGGCGCATCGGGGACCTGAAGACCATGCGCCGCACCGCCGTCGCGCTCAGCGACCGCGCGATGGAGTCCGTCGAGGGCGTCCTCGCCGAGATGGGAGCCGAGGTCGACATGTCCCCCACCGCGGCGCTGTGCGTCATCGGCTGGGCGGCGACGTGGAGGCCGGACCGCATGTGCGGCGTGGCGCTGGCCCAGGGCCACGCCAACGCGTACCAGGGCTACGGCGACAACCCGGCGCGGTACATCGCGCTCGCCGACGCGATGGAGGCCGACGGCTACGAGTTCGGCAAGGTCGGACAGGCGGTCAACGAGACCCTGAGGAAGCACCTGGAGGAGAAGAATGGCTAAGGCAGCGGAGGCGACGGAGGTCAAGCCGGAGATCGTGGAGGAAGGCGGGGAGCTCGTCGTGACGTGCCGCCCCAGCGACATCGAGGCGAACTTCGACGCGCTCGAGGACCGCGTGCGCCGCATGGTCGCCGACTACGAGGGCGCGGCATACGACATGTCCGACGACGGGAACGTGAGGGCGGCCAAGCGCGACCGCACGTACCTCAACGGCATCGTCAAGCAGATCGACGAGCGGAGGAAGGCGGTGAAGCGGGAGTACCTGAGGCCGCTCGACGCCTTCGAAGCCCGGTGCAGGGAGATCTCCGGGATCGCGAAGGGCGCGTCGGACGCCATCAAGGCCCAGCTCGACGAGGCCGAGCGCCTGCGCCGTGAGCGCGCCTACGCCGCCCTCGAGGCCCACTACGGGGAGGTGGCCGACCTGCTGGCGCCGGTGGTCCCCTACTCCCGCGTGCACGAGGGCAGGTGGCTGAACAAGACCGTCGGCGAGGTGAAGGCCAAGCAGCTGCTCGAGGAGAAGGTCGGCCTGCTCGCGGAGGACTGGGACACGCTCAAGGGCCAGCGCGGGTCCATGGGCCACTACGAGGTGGCCGAACGCGAGCTGTTCCGCACCCTCGACCTGGGGGCGGCCCTCAAGGCCGCGCGCCAGGCGGACGAGGAGGACGCGCGCCTCGAGGAGATGAAGGCGGCCATGGAGCCGGAGCGGGCGCCCGAGCCCGAGCCGGCGGCCCCTGCGCCCGAGCCCGCCCCGCAGCCGGTGCAGGCGGTGCAGGAGCCCGTCATCGCGCCGAGACCCGGCGAGCCGCGCACGCCGTGGGTCGTGATCGTCCCCGAGGCGACCCGCAGCGACATGGAGGGGCTGGCCATGCTGCTGCAGATGTCGGAGGTGAGCGGCCGCATCGTCGCGGGCACGCTCGAGCAGGTCTACCGGAAGGCGGTGCAGGGTGGCAGGTAAGACGATCCAGCAGGCGGTGGCCGAGGTGCAGCGCGCCGTGGCCGTCCCCAAGGCGAAGTTCAACGAGTTCGGCGGGTTCAGCTACCGAAGCTACGAGGACATCGTGGCCGCGCTGAAGGAGCCGTGCGCCGAGGCGGGCGTGGCGTTCGCCATGAGCGACGACGTCGTGCAGGTCGGCGAGCGGCACTACGTCCGCGCCACCGTGCGCGTGTGGCTGGTCGACGGCGACGGGGAGATGGAGTTCTCCGCGCTCGCCCGCGAGGCTGAGCACAAGAAGGGCAGCGACGACGCGCAGGTGACCGGCATGGCGTCGAGCTACGCGCGCAAGTACGCGCTGTGCGGCGCATTCGCCATCGACGGCCAGTCAGACCCGGACGGCATGCGGCCGGCCGCCGAGCCCACGCCCGAGCCGCCCACGCATGGCCCGTTCACGGCCCACTGCAAGAGCTGCGGCACGCGCTACCAGTTCGACGGCCGCGCCCAGTTCGAGGCGTTCGCCGCGACCGCAGCGTGCTGCCCCGCCCCCGCGTGGGAGGTCGAGGCGTAAGCCATGGTCGAGCTGCACGAGGAGCTGGACGAGCTCACCGACCGCCTCGAGAGGGAGCTTGAGATCTGCCGCACGAGCGGGTGCGCGCTGGCCAGGAACGAGCAGGCGTACCGCACCGCGCTGCGCCTCGCCATCCTCGAGGAGCGGCGAAAGGGGACGCCCGCGACCGTGACGGGAGACCTGTGCCGGGGCCGCGAGGACATCGCGGCCCTGCGCTGCCAGCGCGACTGCTCCGAGGCCATCTACCGCGCCTCCCAGGAGGCCATCAACGTCCTGAAGCTGCGCATCCGCATGGTGGACGCGCAGATAACCCGCATATGGAACAGCGGGAACGTCACCCAAGGAGGGTACCTCTGATGAAAGACTTCACCATCGACGGGTTCGTCGCCCAGAACGTGGAGACCAAGGCCACCCAGAGCGGCCGCATGGTCACCAAGTTCTCCGTGAACAGCCCCGACTACGACCGCAAGACACAGGAGCGCACGCCGCAGTACTTCGACTGCGAGTTCTGGCACGACCAGGGAGACCCCAAGGCCGCCATGATCCAGGAGGGCGCGCTGCTGCTCGTCTGGGGCCAGCTGCACCAGGACAAGTGGACCGACCGCAACACGGGCCAGAACCGCTCCAAGGTCGTGCTCCGGGCCCGCGAGGTCGCGCAGATCCGCGCGCCGCAGCCGGGGCGGCAGCAGGGCCGCCCGCAGCAGCCGGCCGCCTACGCGCCGCAGGCCTACCCGCAGCCCGCCCCGATGCCGCAGGCCTACCCGCAGGCCGCGCCGATGCCGCAGGGCTACGCGCAGCCCGCCCAGTACCCCCAGCAGCCCGCGGCCTACGCGCCCGCCCCGCAGGCGGCCCCGCAGGCCGCGCCCCAGCCCGCACCGGCACAGGCCCCCGTCGTGGAGATCTACGACGAGGACATCCCGTTCTAGGGGGCCGGCCATGCAGGTGCTGGACTCACTGATAGACGGCCCCCTGCAGCTCTCCAACGCGCGCGAGGGGGACGAGCTCATAGGCATGATGGTGCGCTACCTGCGCACCGGCGCCGAGCCGTCCCCCCGCACCGACGCCCAGAGGATGGCGCTCGCCATGGCGCGCCCCGTGCTCGACAAGAGCCGGGCGCGAATCGAGGGCGGCCGGGCGGGCGGCAGCGCGAACGGGGCGCGAACGGGGCGCGACGCGGACGCCGAGGGGCGCGAACGCGACGCCATCCCGTACGCGGAGGTCGTGGCCGCGCTCAACCGCGCCGCGGGGACGGCCTTCAGGGACACGTCGAAGAAGACGCGCTCGCTGATCCGCGCCCGATGGGCCGAGGGCTACCGCCTGGAGGACTTCGAGGCGGTCGTGGAGGAGAAGGCGGCGCAGTGGTCGGGGGACGCCAAGATGCGCGCGTACCTCCGCCCGGAGACGCTTTTCTCCCCGAAGTTCGAGGGGTACCGCGAGGAGGCGCGCGCCGCGGCGCAGCGCCCGGGGAAGGGGGCTCTCGATGCCTACGCGGAACTGTGACGCGTACGCGGAGGCCATGGCGCGCATCCGCGCGTCCAAGCTGAGGAAGGCGGGCCTCTCGGGGGCCTACGCCTCGGCGGACTCCGAGCTCGGGCGCAGGGTGTACGCGCTCGCCCGCGAGGGGCGCGGCGCCTACCTGTTCGGGACGCCGGGCACGGGCAAGACCCACGCGGCGGCCTGCGCCGTGCGCATGTGGTGCGACCGCGGCGGCAGGGCCCGCCTCGTGACAGCCAAGCGGCTGCTCGACGACGTGCGGGACGGCTACCGCGGGGACGGCGACCGCAGGGCGCTCGAGAGGGCCGCCCGCGTGCCGCTGCTCGCCCTGGACGACCTGGGGCTCGAGCGGCGCACGGACTGGGGCGTGGAGGAGATCTCCGCGCTCATAGACGGGCGCACGGCCGCGGGGCTGCCCACGGTCATCACGAGCAACTACTCCCTGGGCGAGCTCGCGACGCTCTGGGGAGGGGTGGACGGCGCCCGCGCGGCGTCGAGGATAGCGGGGGCCTGCGAGCGCATCGCGGTCGGGGGCCCGGACAGGAGGCTCCATGGCCAGGGTTGACACGCTCGACGAGCTGCTGCGCCCGCTCATGGCCGCGCCGAGCATCAGGGCGGGCCGGTGCGCGGTGTGCGGCAGGCCCGCCCCGCTGAACCAGCACCACATGGTGCGCCGGTCGGCGGGGCGGATGTTCCGCGACGGGGTGGAGGTGCCCAAGCCCACCATCACGCTGTGCGGCTTCGGCAACCACCTGGCGGACGCCGACGGGCGCCCGTACTGCCACGGGCTCGCCCACGCCAACAGGCTGCACTTCCGCTGGGTCCCCATGGACGCCGTGGGAGGGGGCTTCGGCCGCTGCCAGCGCATGGAGGGCGGCGACGGCGGGCACCTCGAGTACATCCTGCTGGACGAGCCGACGGGCTACGCCCGCGCGCTCGAGATGGGCGGCTGGAGGCCGCTCAGGAGGTGGCGCGATGAGCCATAGGGCGAGGTTCTGCAAGAGGTGCGGCCAGCCGTTCCACGGCCACGGGCTGTGGGGCGTGTGCCCGGGGTGCCGGGCCGAGCTGAGGCTGAGGAGAAGGGAGCGGCGCATGGGTTTCGGCCTGCGCGACGAGGACTGGGTTGACCCGGACGACGCGCCGGAGACGGCGGTCAGGTGCGGGGACTGCCCCGATTGGGAGGAGTGCCCGTGCGGGTGCGGCAACGGCTGGTGCCGCGCGTTCGGGACGTTCACTGCGGAGGGAGAGGACTGCGATGGTTAGGGAGTTCGACGAGCGGAACTTGGCCAAGAGCCGCGCCGTGTGCGCCGCGGTGGCGGAGGAAGCCGACACGGGCAAGCGCAGGCTCACCGAGAGGGAGCGGCGCATCCTCGACATGTGGCCGCGCTTCGAGGACACGGGGGAGCCTGTGATGGTCGGGGACGCCTACGTCGATACGGACGGTGACGACAACATCGTCGCAGCCGTGCGCTTCGACAGGGGGTGCGCGGACCTCGTCGGGGCGGAGGGGTTCTACACCGGATTCGATCCCGGAGAGCGCGTCAAGCGCCCCGAACCGAAGGTGCTCGACGCCGATGGGGTGGAGATCAAGGTGGGCGACACGGTGTACGGCATTGGGCGCACCGAGCACCAGTTCGAGGTAATCGACCCGCACCATATCGACCCAGAGGTCGGCGAGGCGTTCTCGGTCAGGTGTTACGACAGCGATGAGCATGAGGAATGCCATTGCAAGCCGAAGCTGCTCACCCACACCCGCCCAGACAGCTGGGAGCGGCTTGAGGAGGACGCGGAGAGCATCAGACAAACCATCGCTTACAACTTCGGGGACTTCTCGCCAAGCGACTTCAAGCGGAGCGGGGATAGCCTTCAAGATCGCGTAAGTGACATCGTCCGCCGCGCGAAGGCGCTTGCGGGGGTGGAGCAATGACGAACCACGAGCATTACTTCGGCACTCCAGAGGCCGCGTCGCGCATGGAGGTGCGCTTCCTCTGCTATCCCATCCGCGTTCAAGTGTGGGTCACGGAGCCGATGACGGAGGTAACCGCGCGCAGCCAGATCATCAAGGATTTCACCGGAGTTCGGGACTACCTCGCGTGGCTCGAATCGGAATACGACGATGGGACCATCGTCTTTGAGGAGGACAGATGAGCGCGGCGCTGACGGACTGGCTCATGACCCGCAACGCCCAGCTCGAGATGCAGGCCGAGAGACAGCGCGAGAGGCTGGCCGCCGTCGGGCGCATCGGCGAGGAGTGCCGGGAGCGGGCGCGCCTGATAAGCGAGGGCGCCGGGGACCGCGAGATACGGGGCAGCGACCTCGGGCGGATGCACGCCTACTTCAGGGTTGCCGACGAGATCGCCGAGGCCCTGCGATGAACGCGCGCGAGGTCGCCGGGCGCCTGTGCGCCCTCCCCGCGGTGGGACTGAACTGGCCCGCGCTCTCGGAGGCGGTGCTGGGGCGCCGCGCGACGAGGGCGGAGACGGTCGGGCGCATCGCCGAGCTGCTGGAGCGGGGCGCCGGGGCGGAGCGGGAGGCGGAGCGTCTGCGCGCGCTGGTCGACGCGATGGACCTCAGCCGGGCGACACATCGCCGAACATAGCCGTGCGGTCATCCTCCGCCGCACGGGGCACTGGGGAGCCGTCCTTCGGGGCGGCTTCCCGCTTTTCGCGGCGGGGGCGCGATTGATTGGAGGTGGCGCTTGGACGCCGACGAGCCGCTGGCGAACCCGCGCCACGAGACATACTGCCGCGAGCGCGTGGCCGGCAAGACGCAGCGCCAGGCGATGCTCGCCGCGTGGCCCGACCGCTCGCGATGGAAGCCCGAGACGGTGGACAACAAGGCGTGCAAGCTCGAGGCCACGGATGAGGTCAAGGCTAGGATTGCCCACCTCAAGCGCGCCGCCGCCGAGAGGGCGACCACCACCCGCGCCGAGGTGCTCGCGGGCATGAGCGAGACCTTCCAGGCCGGTATCGAGCGCGTGCGCGGCGCGGAGGACGGCAAGCCGCTGGACTACACCGCGGTCAACGCCGTCACGCAGCTGGGCAAGACCCTGCTCGACGCGCTGCCCGAGGAGGCGGCGGACGAGGCCGAGCGGCCCTTCTGCCGCGACTTCGCCCTGCTGATCGGGCGGGACTTCTTCCGCCCGCACATGCTCATCGCCCAGGGCGCGCAGAGGGAGTTCTGGATGATGGGCGGGCGCGGCTCGCTGAAGTCGTCGTGGGCGTCCATCGAGCTGGTGAACCACATCGAGACGCACCCGGGCGAGCACGCCGCCGCCCTCATGAAGCGCAAGAACAGCCTGCGAGACGCGGTCTACGCCCAGGTGGTCTGGGCCATCCACGCGATGGGCCTGTCCGACGAGTACGAGATGCCCGTCTCGACGCTGCGCATACGCAAGCGTTCCACGGGCCAGCTCATCCTGTTCTCCGGCTGCGACGACCCGCACAAGTCCAAGGGCCTCAAGCCCCCGTTCGGCCACATCGGCTTCGCGTGGTTCGAGGAGTGCGACCAGTTCCGCGGCATGGCGGAGATCCGCACGGTCATGCAGTCCATCGCCCGAGGCGGCGACCGCACCGTGCGCGTGTACACGTACAACCCTCCCCGCACGCGCGACAACTGGGCCAACCGCGAGGCGGACAGGCGCAGGGACGCGGGGCAGGAGGTCTTCGAGAGCTGCTACACCGACGCGCCGCCCGAGTGGCTGGGCGAGCAGTTCATCGCAGACGCCGAGGCCCTGCGCGAGGCGGACGAGCAGGCGTACCGCCACGAGTACCTGGGCGAGCCCGTCGGCTACGGCGGGCAGATATTCGACCGCGTGGAGTTCCGCGAGGTGACGGACGCCGAGATAGCGTCCTTCGAGCGCGTCCACGCGGGGCAGGACTGGGGCTGGTTCCCCGACCCGTGGGCGCTCACCCTCTCCGAGTGGCAGCCCGGCGAGCACCGCGTGGTGACCTTCCACGAGGACGGCGGGTGCAAGCTGCAGCCCCCGGAGACGGCCGAGCGCGTCAAACGCGCGCTCACGTGGCCCGACCGCGAGGGGGCCGAGCCGTCCTACCACCGCCTGCGCGTGCTGTCCGACGACGCCTCGCCCGACCGCATCCAGGCACAGAGGGACGAGGGCGTGGACGCGCGCGCCGCCGGCAAGGGCGGGCTGCGCGACATGAGCTACCGCTTCCTGCAGTCCGTGCACTGGGTCATCGACCCCGCGCGGTGCCCCAACCTCGCCCGCGAGGTGCGCGCCGCCGAGTTCGAGATGGACCCCGCCACGGGCGAGTACTCGGGCGACTACCCCGACGGGAACGACCACTGGATAGACGCCACGCGCTACGCCCTCATGGACGTGGTCACGAAGCGCGGGGCCTACAGGAACGCCGCGAGAAAGGTCTAGGCATGGCAGACAACGAGTTCAGCATCCCGGCGTGCGCGCGGGACGAGATCAGGCGGCGCGGCTACGCGCTGCCGCCGGACATGAGCGGCCACATCGAGCGGTGGTACGGCTGGTACACCGGGGACTGCGACTGGTACGAGGAGCGGTACGCGGGCGTTGACGGCCGCGCGCACAAACGCCGCAAGCTGTCCCTGCGCCCCGCCCGCCGCGTGTGCCGCGAGTGGGCGAGCCTCATCGCCAACGAGATGGGCGCGCGCACGGACAGCCCGCGCGCCAACGAGTGGTTGCGCCGCTACTGCGAGGGGACGGGTCTGTTCACCCTCTTCCAGCGCGGCGTCGAGCGCGCCTTCGCCATGGGCACGGGCGCCATGGCGCTGTGGTTCGACGTGCGCGACGAGGGCGCGGCCATCCGGGTGCGCCGCTACGACGCGAAGATGGTCCTGCCGCTCACGTGGGACGAGGACGGCACCACGGAGTGCGCCTTCTGCACCCGCGTCACGGTGGGCGGCAAGCAGGCCGTGCAGCTGCAGATGCACGTCCTGGACGGCGGGACGTACCACGTGGTGACCAAGGTGTGGCGGGACGGCAGGGAGCTGGCCCCCGAGGCGCTGGGCATCATCGAGGACTTCGACACGGCGTGCGAGACGCCCACCTTCTGCCTGCTCTCCCCCGCAATCGACAACGCCCTGCAGGACACGAGCCCCTACGGCGTGAGCGTCTTCGAGGACGCCGTGGGCGCCATGAAGGTGCTCGACACGGCGTGGACGGCGCTCTACGACGAGACCGACCTCATGCGCGCCGTGCTCATGCTGCCCGACTCCATGATCGACCTGCGGCAGGCGGGCCCGGACGGCAAGATGCGCGCCGTGCCCTTCGGGGACCAGGAGCAGCGCCTGTACCGCATCACGAGCGGCTCGACCATCGACGAGGGCAAGCCCTACGCCTTCGCGCCCGCCATGCGCACCTCGTCCATCTACGAGACCTACGCCGCCGCCTGCGCCGCCCTGGGCGACGAGTGCGGCTTCGGTTCGCAGTACTTCCAGCCGGACAAGGCGGGCGGGCTCAAGACCGCCACGGAGGTGAGCGCGGACAACTCCGCCCTCATGCGCAACATCCGCAACCACGAGAACGCGCTCGGCAAGGGGCTGGGGCGCCTGCTCACCTCGCTCGTGGAGTGCGCCCGCATCCACTGCGGCGCGGACGTCGAGGAGGGCGCGCAGCCCGTCGAGGTCGTGTGGGACGACTCCATCATCACCGACACGCAGGCCGAGAAGCAGCAGATGCTGGCCGAGATCGCCGCGGGCGTCGTGCCGAAGTGGATGTACCTCTCCACGTTCTACGGGAAGAGCGAGGACGAGGCGCGGCTGCTCATGCCCGAGCAGTCCGTCATCGACCTAGGGTTCTGACGATGCTCGACCCGGACTACATCGACCGCGCGGGGGACATGGTGGGCGCCGTCTACGGCGAGATAGAGGCCGACATGCTCGCCCACCTGTGCCGCCTGCTCCTAGACAAGGGCGCGGAGGGGCTCGGGCAGCGCGGCACCACCGCGCTCAACCTGCTCGCGCAGTCCGCCGCCCCGCAGCTCATGGCGTTCATCGAGAGGCACCGCGAGGACGCGAACCGCGCCGTGCTCCGCACCGTCGAGGACGCACTGGGGCGCAGCGACCGCACCGACCTCGGGCGCATGCCGAAGGACGCGAGGGACGCAGCCGGGCGCACGCTCCCCCGGCAGGTCGAGCTGACCGCGCAGGGCGTCGCCGAGATCCTCGCGCGCGACAACGTGGACATGGCCCAGGGCGCGCTGTCGCTCTGGAACCGCTGCGTCGCGGAGGCCGCCGCGAAGGTGAACGCCGGCACGGAGACCGCCGAGCGGGCGATACACCAGGCCGTGCGCCGCATGATGCGCGAGGGCATCTCCACGGTCGCGTACCGCGACGCCGAGACGGGGCGGCAGACCGTCGTGAACCGCATCGACGTGGCCGTGCGCCGCCACGTGCGCACCCAGATAGCGCAGGACGGCATGCGCCGCACCCTCGACGTGTGCGCCGAGGCGGGCGTCCGCCTCGTAGAGGTGTCCAGCCACGGCGGGGCGCGCCCAAGCCATGCAAGGTGGCAGGGTCGCGTCTACTCGCTCGACGGGGACGTGGAGATAGGCGGCGTGCGCTACCGCGACTTCTACCGCGAGACGGGCTACGGCAAGGTGGACGGGCTGGGCGGCGCGAACTGCCGCCACAGCTTCGGCCCGTGGGCACCGGACACGCCGCGCATGTACTCGGCAGAACCGGGCCATCCCAGCGGACTGCCCTCCGACGAGGTGTACAGGCTCACGCAGGGGCAGCGCAGGCGCGAGCGCGACATCCGCCAGACCAAGCGCGAGCTGGCGGGCGCGCAGCTGATCGCCGACAAGGACGCGAACATGGCGAACATCGCCGAGGTCGAGAAGCTGAAGGCCAAGCTGCGCGGCCAGCAGGACGGGCTGCGGAGGTACATCGACGAGGCGAACCGCAAGGGCGGGTCGCCCGTGCTCCAACGCTCGCCCAACCGCGAGTGGGCCGGCGACATGCCGCGCATCCGCAAGACCGACGCGAGCCGCCGCACCATGAGGGAGTTCATGGACGGCGACGGCGTGAAGCGGGCGCTCAAGGCGAAGGGCGTGTCCAAGACGGCGGCGCGCAAAGCCCTAGCCGAGGAGCTGAAAGCGCAGGGGCTCGACGCACGCAGCTGGCAGCATCTCAGCAAGACAAACCAGCGGGGCATCTTCAAGCGGGCGCTCTCCAAACTCAAGGGGACGAAGACGGCCGCTCCGGGCAAGCACGCAGCGCCGTTTAAGAAGATAAAGGGCGCGCACACGCAAGCTCAAGACCTGACGGCGACGAACCCCCGATACAGCGAGGGGCTCGAGTGGCAGATCAACTGCCAGAGATGCGTGGGCGCTTACGAGATGCGCCGCAGGGGCTACGATGTGACAGCGAAACCGCGCCCGATGCTCAACGGCGTGCCAGACCCCACGGACGAGCTGCCGAACCGAAACGCGCAAGGCGGATGGCCCAAGATGTTCGAGAACGCCACGCTCGAGAAGTGCTCAAGCGACAGCGGGGCGAACACGAAGAAGAAGGTAGAGACGTTGATGCAGTCGTACGGGGATGGTTCCCGCGCGATTGTAAGGGTACAATTCCAGAAGAAGTACGGCGGCGGCGGTCACGTATTCATAGCCGAGCAGAGAAACGGCGCGACCGTGTTCATCGACCCGCAAACGGGAAACACCGATTGCTCGCGGTACTTCCCGATGGTCAAGAAGAACGAGACCTACTGCATGCGGATCGATGATAAGAAGTTCACCGACCTCATCAAGGAAGCGGCGGAGGAGATGAAATGACACTACCGAGCGCGATAGCGGCGAAACTCAGAAAGCTGCGCGAATCCGCCCCGTGCAAGGTCGCGATGAACGACCCCGTGCGGGTCAACGAGGGGACGCTCTACGTGCCGTTCTACGACGCTGAGGGGGACGATGTCCCCGACGCGTGCATGCCGCTGCTCCTCATGGCTCCAAACGGCTCGGTTCGCGAGGTGTGCGGCCCTTCTGGCGAATGGCTCGCACTCATCGAGCAGATACCCGAATAGCCACAACAGAAGTCACACAGAAGGCCGCCCCACGGGGCGGTTTTTTTCATGGCGCAGAAATGCCGCGCCAACGCCGATGGCACGGAAATACCATGCCGCGAACCCGCCGCGCGACACATGCCGTACCTTCTCCGCATCGCATGGGAACGCGTAAAAATCCCGCCTGTCCCGCGCAGGGAAGCGCGCAACCAAACCCAGGAAGGAGAAGGACATGGCAAACGAGGGCAACGTCAAGACCGAACCGCAGGAGACCGACCCGCAGACCGACCCCAATCAGGGCGAGGGAGCGCAGGGCGGCGCCGCGGGCGACCCGAAACCCGCAGCCGAAGGCCAAGGCGGCGAGGAGGACGAGGTCGCAGACAAGCACGGCCAGCCCGGCATCAACCGCGAGAAGTACCAGCGCGACATCGAGGCCAAGGACAAGCAGATCGCTGAGCTGCAGGCGCAGCTCGACGAGAAGTCCAAGACCGAGGAGGGCCGCGCGGCGCTCAAGGCGGAGCTGGACAAGCTCAAGGCCGACATGGCCGACGAGCGCACCGACCACAAGCTCGAGCTCGCGGGCTGCCTCAACGCGAAGGCAGCCAAGGCCCTGCTCGGCGATTACGACGGCGACGTGGCCAAGCTCAAGGATGCCTGCCCCTATCTGTTCGGCACCGAGAAGAAGACCGGCTCCACGGGGCTCAAGCCCGACGGCGACGCCGGCAAGGACCTAGACGACAAGCTGGACCGCGCGTTCGGCATCAAGAAGTAAGGAGGGAGCGCCATGGCCAACAACCTCGGCTCCACCATCACCAAGTTCACGACCCGCCTCGACAAGGTCATCGAGCAGGCCACGCTCACCAGCGACCTGAACATCAACGGCGACCTCGTCGGCGAGGTCTCCCGCACCGGCGAGGTGAAGATCGCGAAGATCGCCCTGCAGGGCCTCGCCGACTACGACCGCGCGAAGGGCTTTACCTCCGGCGACGTGACGCTCGACTGGGAGACCAAGAAGCTCGAGTACGACCGCGGCCGCGAGTTCTCCATCGACTACCTCGACGACGAGGAGCACATGCTCCTCGTGTCCGCGAACATCATGAACGAGTTCGCCCGCACCAAGGTCGTGCCGGAGATCGACGCCATCCGCTTCGCGCGCCTCGCCGCCAACGCGGGCGAGACCGCGTCGGCGTCCTTCACCAAGGCCGCCGACGCGCTCTCCGCGGTCCTCAAGGCGGAGGAGCACATGGAGAACCAGGGCGTGAGCCTCTCCGAGTGCATCCTGTACCTCACCCCCGCCGTGAAGTCCCTCCTGCGCCAGGCCCAGAGCTGGCGCATCGACAACGGCACGGGCAGCGTGTCCACGGACATCCAGACCTTCGACGGCATGAAGATGCGCACCGTCCCGCAGGGCCGCTTCTACGACTCCATCACCCTCCAGACCGAGGGCGACGGCGGCTACAAGAAGACCGACTCCACGGGCAAGGACCTCAACTTCCTCGTCGTGCACCCCTCCGCCGCGCAGGCCATCCAGAAGCACGAGAAGCTCCGCTACTTCGCGCCCGACACCAACCAAGAGAAGGACGCGCACAAGTGGCAGTACCGCGTGCACCACGACCTGATCGTGGACGACAACCGCAAGCCGCTCATCTACGCCCACACGGCTGCGGGCGCGTAGCATGGCCGCGCCCGAGGTAACATACGCCTTCTACCGCGACGAGTGGCACGGGACCCTCGGCGAGAGCGCGTTCGGCGCGTCCCTGCCGAGGGCGCTCGCCGTCGTGCGCGACCGCGTGTTCCCGGCGGACCCAGCCGGCGACCCGGGCGCCTACAGCCGCGCCGCGTGCGCGGCGGTGGACGTTGACGCGGCATACGGCGGCAGCGCCGCAGCCATCGCGTCGGTCACCACGGGCACCGTCTCTATGAGCTTCGGGGACGGCTCCTCGCGGCGCGCCGACATGGTCCGCGCGGTCGATTCGGAGCTGGCGGGCACGCCGCTCGCGTTCAAGGGGCTGGGGTGAGCGCCGTGCGCATACCGCCCATCCCCGCGTTCATGCGCCGCGAGGCGCTGACCATCGAGCGGCAGACCGAGGAGGGGCTCGCCGCCCCCGTGGACGTGCCGCGCTGCCGCATCGACCGCAGCGCGGCGCTCGCGCCCAACGACTACCAGCTGACCGCAGGGTGCTCGGCGCGCGTGTTCATCGACGCGACCGAGTACGCGGGCGGCATCGCCGAGGGAGACATCATCGGCTTCGACGGCGAGCGCCACGCGGCGGCCCGCGTGCAGCGGTGCGACCACCCGGACGGCACGCCGCACCACTGGGAGGTGGACGTGCAGTGAGCAAGGCGGGGTGCGAGATCAAGGTGGACCTGTCCGGCATCGAGCGCCGGTTCTCCGCCGCCCAGCTCGAGGCCAAGCAGGCCGCGTTCGCCAAGCGCATCGCGTTCGAGATGCGCGACTACGTGCCGGTGGACGAGGGGACGCTGCGCGACTCCGAGCCGCTGGCGAGCGACTACGAGAACGGCCGCATCGAGTGGCAGGCCCCGTACGCCCAGCGCGTCCACGACCTGCCGCAATCGAGCATCCGCAAGGCGAAGAACCCCAACGCCCGCTCCCACTGGCCCGAGGAGGCCAAGAAGGAGCGGCTGGGGGCATGGCAGCAGTTCGCCGAGAAGCTGATGGAGGAATGACATGAGCGAGGCGCTGGACATATGCGAGGTGGCGGCGAGGGCGCTGCGCGGCGGCGGCATCGACGCCAAGGCGCGGCCCCTATCCGCCATCGACAAGAAGGACGGCACGGTGGTGCGCCTCATGCCGTCCGTGACGCGGCGAACCTACATGGACGGCACCCGCCTGCTCGACTGCTGCCTGCAGGTTGTGTCCAAGGCGCTCGACGAGTACGAGCCCATGGGCACCTGCGAGCGGGCCGCGCGCATCCTCGAGGCCGCCGACCTGTCGAGCGGGAACGGCTCGTACGAGATCGTCGGGCTCGCCGAGCAGGACGGCGACATCGAGCGGGTCGCCATAGGCACCGACATGCGCCACGTGTGGGCCGTCCGCATCGTGGCCAAGATCATCAGGCAATAGAAGGGAACCAGACATGGCAAAGAGCGACCTGGGCTTCGCGCGCAACTACGCGAACGCCCTCGAGGTGAACACGACCCCCGAGGCCGCGGCCCCCACGTGGGCCATCCTCTCGCGCGGCATCACCTCCATCACCCCGTCCCCGAACGAGGGCACCGAGGACAAGGACTACTACGACGGGTACGGCACGCCCACCACGGACGTGACGAGCACCCAGATCCAGTACGAGGTCGAGGGCGACCGCTGCTACGGCGACCCGGCCCAGGACTACATCGCGTCCTGTGCCCTGGAGACCGGCGAGGGGCGCAGGACGCAGTTCCGCCACACCGCCGCCAACGGCGACGTCATCGAGGGCGACTGCACGCTGCTCAACCTCACGCCGAACTCCGGCCAGGGCGAGGCGTCCGCACTCGGCACCTTCTCCTGCACCATCGCGACCGCGGGGGCGCCCGCCTTCAAGCCGGGCGGCAAGCTGAAGCTGCCCGAGCAGGTGACCGCCCCGGCGGTCACCGTGAAGGTCGGCGAGACCAAGGCCATCGCGGCGGAGGTCACCCCGGCGGAGGCGAACGGGAAGTGCTTCTACGCGTCCGGCGACACCGACGTCGCCACCGTCGACTCCGACGGCACGGTGCACGGCGTCAAGGACGGGTCCTGCAAGGTGACCGTGCGAGCCGCCTCCAAGCCGTCGGTCATGTGCGAGGTCGAGGTGACCGTGAGCGCCTCCTAGCCGGGCGACACCTCTCATAACCTCCATCGAGGGGGCGCGGGCAAGTGAGCGGCCCGCGCCCCTTTTCCATGCCTAGCTCACGGGCGGAGAAAGGAAAGCGAAATGGAGATCCTGCGGCTGACGAGGCCCTTTGAGGACGTCTACTTCGAGGACCCCGAGGACAACCCGGACATCCCGCGGTTCCGCGTCTACTTCGACGACGCGAGCATCGAGGCGATGCTCGCCAAGGTGTCGAACGCCATCGACCGCGCGCAATCGCTTAATCGCAAGCTCGACCAGGCACAGACCGACGAGCAGCGCGCCGAGATCACGCAGACGATGGTGCACCTAGAGAAGCGCGTCATCGTCGCTTTCATCGGAACGGACGGCTACGACCGCCTGCTCTCGTGGATGGGCGACGGCGAACCCATAGACCCGGCGAAGCACACGAGCGTGCTCGGCGAGGTCATGGCATCGTTCCTGATGCTCCTCGGCCGCAAGGCGACCAACGAGCAGCTGCGCCGATGCGGCCTGTACTTCTCGCAGGAGAGCGCGCAGACCAAGGCGTTCCTGCAGGAGCAGCGCAAGCAGCAGCCCAAGCGGGGCGGGCAGTTCAGCGAGGCGCAGGGCGGCAAGTCCGGCAAGAAGCGCCGGAAGTGAACGCCTGCGACCTGACATCGCGGCGCGTCGCCCTCGACGGGGGCGGCAGCGCGACCCCCTACCCGTGGAACGGCGAGGAGGTGCTGGTGCGCGACGACGCGCTCACCGTGCTGCGCTGCATCGCGCTGCTGCAGGACGAGAGCGCCGCGCCGGAAGAGAAGAGCGGGGAGTTCATCCCGCTCTTCTTCGCCGACCCGGGAGACGCCTTCACGGCTTGCGACTACGACCCGGCCGACCTCGGCAGGCTCATAGAGGCCGCCGTGTGGGACGTGTGCGGGCTCGACCTCAGGGGGGACAAGCCCCACGAGGACCCGCTGTGGGACCCCGTGGAGGACGCGGCGTACATCCGCATCAGCTTCCGCGCGGAGTACGGCATCGACTGGGACTCCGTCCGCGGGGAGATAGGATTCGCCGAGTTCGTGGCGCTCGTCGGCGGCTGCTCCATGGACACGCCCCTCGGGCGCGCCATCCACTACCGAAACCCAAAGACCAAGCCGAAGCCGACGAAGCACAACAAGAAGGAGATCGAGGAGTGGGAGCGCCTGCACAGGGCGTTCGCCCTCAAACAAGGCCGTAGCTCACGCGGCGCGAACGAAGGGACAGATGCGGCGATGCGGGACGCGTTCGCCGCCCTCAAGCGTGCAGCGAGGTGAGCATGGACGGCTCCGTAATCATCGAGGCGGTCCTCGACACGACCAAGGTCGCCAAAGGCGTAAAGGACGTCAACAGCACCCTGAACGGCGTGAGCTGGAAGGGCATAAAGGAAGGGGACGAGGCGGCCAAAAAGCTGTCCGGGTCCCTCAAGTCCGCGGGCACCGCCGCGACCGTCGGCCTCACCGCGCCGATCGTCGCCGCCGGCGCCGCCGCGTTCGGCACCGCGTCTAGCTACGAGCAGGCGACCGCCCGCATACAGTCCGCCCTCGGGCTCACCGCCGATGAGGCGGAGCGCCTGGGCGACGTGGGCGAGGCAATCTACGAGGACGGGTTCGGCGAGTCGCTCGACCTGGTCGACGACGCCCTCGTCAAGGTCAGGCAAAGTATCGGGGACCTTGACGACGCCGACCTCTCCTACATAACCAAATCGGTCCTCACGCTCTCCGACACCCTGGACATGGACGTCGGCGAGAGCGTGCGCGGCGTCAACGCCCTCATGGACGGCTTCGGGCTGTCCGCGACCGACGCCATGGACCTGTTCGTGGCGGGCGCCCAGGACGGGCTGAACTACTCCGACGAGCTCGGCGACAACCTCGCCGAGTACGGCCCGCGCTTCGCCCAGATGGGGTTCTCCGCCAGCCAGTACTTCTCCATCCTCAAGGCCGGAACGGAGAACGGCGCCTACAACCTCGACAAGGTGAACGACTTCCTGAACGAGTTCCAGACCTCGCTCAGCGACGGGCGCATGGACGAGAGCATCGGGCGCTTCAGCCAGAGCACGCAAGACCTGTTCCAGAGCTGGAAGGACGGCGGCGCGACCGGGCAGCAGGTCTTCGAGGCGGTCCTGGGCGAGCTCGCGAAGATGCCCGACGGCTACGAGAAGGCGAACCTGGCCTCCACGCTGTGGAGCAGCCTGGGCGAGGACAACGCCTTGGGCATGCTCACGAGCCTCGCCGGGGTCGAGGACAAGTACGGGGACGTCGCGGGGGCCGCGCAGGCCGCCGGGGACGCCGCATCCGACTCCTTCGCGAGCAAGGCGCAGAGCGCCATGCGCGAGCTGCAGGGCGCGATCGAGCCGCTGGGCACCCCGCTGCTCAACATCGCGACCAACGTCGCCGGGGTTGTGAAGTCCTTCGGCGAGTGGTTCGACGGCATCGGGGAGGGCGGCCAGATGGCCGCGCTCGCCATCGCCGGCATCCTCGCCGCCATCGGCCCGGTGCTGTCCGTCGCGGGCAACCTCGTGAGCGTGGTCCCGGCCGTCACGGCGGCGATCACCGCCGCCGGCGGCGCGACAGGGCTTCTGTCCGGGGCGATGGCCGCGCTCGCCGGGCCCGTCGGCATCGTCATCGGCGCGGTGGCCGGCCTCGCCGCGACCCTCGTCTACTGCTGGAACACCTCCGAGACGTTCCGGGCCGGCGTCACGTCGGCGTGGCAGCTCGTTTGCGGCGCCGTCTCCCAGGCGTTCGCCATCATCCAACCGCTGCTGGCGTCCCTCGCCGACTTCCTCGTGGGCGGGGTCCTCCCGGCGGTCCTTGAGATGGCCACCGGCTTCGGCAACGCCTTCGCATCGATCCTCGCCGCAGCCGCCGCGTTCGCGTCGGGGGTCCTGCAGGTCATCCAAGGAGGCCTCGACCTGTTGCTCGGCACCGTACAAGCGGTGCTCGGGGTCATCGTCGGCCTCTTCACCGGGGACTGGGACATGGCGAGGGAAGGGGTCGAGCGCGCCCTCGACGGCATGCTTGGCATCGTCAACGGGCTCATGAACGCCATCGTCGCGGTCGTGACCGGCGCGGGCAACGCGGTGGTGTCCCTCTTCACCGGCGCGTGGAACGGGGCTATGGGCATCGTCCAGTCCGTCCTCGGCAAGGCGGTCTCGTTCATCGGCGACAAGATGGGGCTGGCGAAGAGGACCGTCGGCGGCGCCCTCGACGCCATCGCGGGGTTCTTCCGGGGCCTCAAGATCCAATGGCCGCACATCCCGCTCCCGCACTTCACCATCAAGGGAAAGTTTTCCATCGTACCCCCGAGCATGCCGAAGATCGGCGTCTCGTGGTACGCGAAGGGCGGCGTGTTCAACGGGCCGAGCGTCATCGGCGTCGGCGAGGACGGCCCCGAGGGCGTCGTGCCGTTCAACAAGCGAGGGGCCGCGCCGCTCGCCGAGGGCATCGCGGAGCAGCTCGAGAAGCTCGGCGGAGGCAATGGCGGCGACACCCACGTGACAATCAACGTGTACGCGACCGTGCGGGAGGAGGCGGACATCCGCAAGCTCTCGCGCGAAATCGCCAAGGAGATCAGAAGGACGCAGCTGAGGGAGGGGGCGTACGCGTGATCTACAACGGCTTCGACTTCTCGCCGTGGTTCACCACGAAGCTCATGACGCGCTCGCTGCTGCCCGGGTACTCGATCGAGACGAAGGACGTCCCCTATCGGCCCGGAGAGCGGTTCATGAGCGCCAAGCTCGAGCCCCTCGTCATCAAGGTGCGGGCCGAGTGGCGCGCGCGGCCGTCCGACGACATGGCCGCGCTGCGCAGGACGATGGCGGCGCGGCTCCTGTGTCTCAAGGAGGCACCGCTCCACCTAGACGATGAGCGGCACCTCGGGCTCCACTACATGGCCGTGCTGACATCCCCCGGGGAGCTGGACAACCTCTGGCACACGGGCAGCGCCGAGCTGGAGTTCACGGCGTACGACCCCATAGCGTACGGCGCGACGAGACGCGGCACCGTTGGATACGGCACCGTGCTCGCCGTCGGGGGCTCGTACGAAACGCGCCCGGTCATCACCTGCAGGCCCGGCGGGCCCGTGAGCTACCTCAAGCTCACCAACATGGACACGGGCGAGTTCGTCCAGGTCAACGAGAGCCTGGACGCCTCCGCGTCCGTGGTCATCGACATGAGGGAGCAGCAGGTGACCGTGAACGGCCAGAACCATGCGGTCACCTACGAGAGCGACTACTTCGCGCTGCAGCCCGGGCGGAACAGCCTGCGGCTGTCGAGCGGCGCGGGGACCATCGAGTGGACTGAGAGGCACATAGGCTGATGCAGCTGTGGGTTACGGACAGATGGGAGAACTTCAAGGGCCCCATCAAGACGCTCTTCGAGTGCGTGGACGCGCGCGAGGTGAACGGCGAGAACGCGCTGTCCATCTCGTGCCTCGCCGCTCTCGACAAGGGCGACCGCATCGTGTGGCGAGACAGGAAGGGGCGCTGGCGCGAGAACATCGTGGACGGCGTCACCGAGACCCGCGCGGCAGCCGGAATCGTCTACAGCTACTACTGCCCCAGCTCCGCGCAGGTCGAGCTGTCCGGGGACTACCTGGAGGACAAGCGGCCGCTGAACACCACGGCGAGCGTCGCCATGGCCTCCGCGCTGTCCGAGAGCCGCTGGACGGTCGGGACCGTCGAAGACCTCGGGCAGAACGGCACGAACTTCTACCACACCAACGCGTGGCAGGCCATCCACGACGTGGCGGACACGTGGGGCGGCGAGCTGTCGTTCGAGATCGCCGTGTCCGGCAGCGTCGTGGCGGCGCGGCGGGTGAGCCTGCGCGGGCGCGTGGGCGCCGACAACGGCAAGCGGTTCACCTACACGAAGGACCTCGTGAGCGTCACGCGCGAGGTGGACGAGGGCAACGTCGCGACCGCGCTCTACGGCTACGGCAAGGCGCCGGAGAGCACCGACGACGACGGCAACCTCACCGGCGGCTACGAGCGCAAACTGACCTTCGGGGACGTGAACGGCGGGAAAAACTGGGTCGGCGACGCCGATGCCCTCGCCCGATGGGGCAGGCCTGACGGCAGGGGCGGCAAGACCCACGTCTTCGGCGACGTCGAGTTCGGGGACTGCGAGGACGCGCGCGAGCTGCTCTCGCTCACCAGGGGGGAGCTGAAGAGCCGCTGCACCCCGAAGGTCTCCTACGAGGTGGACGCCGTCTCGCTCGCGCGCGCCGGCGAGGGGTTCGAGGGCGCGGACGAGGGCGACACCGTCCTCGTGATCGACAAGGTGTACGACCCGCCGCTGCGCGTGCAGGCCCGCATCACGAAGGTCGAGGAGGACCAGCTGACCGAGGGCGGGGCGACCTACACCATCGGCAACTTCCGGACCGTCGGCGAGGTCATGGCCGCGCAGAGGTCGAGCATCTCCAAGGCGACCTCCAACCTGCGCCAGACCATCACCGAGGCCGTCAACGCGTCGAACGCCGCATCCTCCACCAAGTGGGGCGCGAACCTCGCCGACGCCAAGGAGTACCTCGAGGCGTTCACCAACGACGGCGTGGCGGGCGCGAAGGACTACGCCGAGCAAATCGCCGGGGAGCTGGACGCCGCCCTCAAGGAGTACGCCGCCAACGGAGACAGCACGCTCGAGGAGCTGCTGAAGAAGTACACCGACGACGGGCTGCTGGACCTCGACGAGGTCCTGAAGATCTACACCAACACCAAGGTCGAGCAGAGCGAGGCCGCGCTCAAGGCGATCGACGAGGCGAACAAGAAGTACCTCGTGAGCATCACCGACGCGCTCGACAAGTCCCTCGATGCGGCGACCGGCGCCATCAACGCACTGCAGGCGCAGCTCGACAAGGTGCCGACCGACATCCAGGAGCAGATCATCGGGATGCTCAACGCCGAGCTCAACACGACCGGCGGCTGGGTGTACGAGGAGCCCGGCAAGGGCATCATGGTCTACGACAGGAAGCCCTCCTCGGCGACGAAGTGCGTGAAGATCGGCGGCGGCGCCATCGGCGTGGCGAACACCAAGAACTCGTCCGGCAACTGGGTGTTCAGCACCGCCATAAACGGCGACGGCATCGTGGCGAACAGGCTGACCGGGCGCATCCTCGTCGGGGACAACAGCTACCTCGACCTCGAGAGCGGCACGGTCTACCTGCGCAGCGGCAACATCCTCATCACCGACAGCAACGGGAACAAGGTCTACATCAACGCGACCAGCGGCTTCCAGGTGCGCGACAAGAACAACGCCATCATCGCCGGCACCGTCATCATGGCCGACGGCACGGCGATGTTCCGCTGCAACATGGTGGGCGCGTCCTCGACCAACTACATCACGACGGGCAGAACCGCAAACGGGCAGCCCGGCGCGTCGTTCATCAACGGGGACGTGAACTACTTCGAGGTGGAGGCGCTGCACGCATCGGACGACCCCTCGAAGGCGACCAAGGCGTGCGGACTCTCGGTGCTGGACTACGGGTTCCTCGCCGCCAACCGCTACTACCGCCAGGTCTGGCTCACGCCGCCTGTCTACAAGGGCTTCATGAGCCATCCCCCACAGGAGCTCTACCTGCGTGCCGCCGGGAGCGAAGACGGCGGACCGGGCTTCGTGGCCCTTCGGGACAGCCCGGATGACCAGATCTACATAGACGATGACAGGCTCGACATAGACAGCACCGGGACGGCCCGCATCAGGGCACCGCAATTCGCCGTCGGAACCGATCCGAACAAAGGCGGGACCTACGGGATAACCGGGTCGCGAAAAGTCGTGACATCCGTCTACAACGGCAGCGACGGCCGGCTCCACTGGACATTTGGAACCGTGAACTTCATCAACGGCATCTGTACCAGCTGGCCGACAGATTAGGAGGAGGAATGGACCAAAAGGAACCGAAACAGACGCCCGAGCCAGCCCACGAGGAACAGCCGAGGGCCGAGGAGGGAGTCATGGCCGTGCTCGCGAGGGCGGAAGACCCCGCGCTCACGAGCACCGTTGCGTCCATGGCCTCGGCCGTCTCGGAGCTCGTGGACCCGGCATCCGCCGCGACCCTGCGCGAGGCCGCTGCGGACCTTATGAAGGGAGCGTAAGATGGCGACGCATGAGCTGACGCTTGACGTCGACAAGTCCGTCGCGCTGGCGGCGGATCTCATCACGGCGTGCGCCGGGGACACCGGGACCGTCATCAAGGCGGACCTGCTGAAGGACGGAGCACCCCTCACAGGGGCGACCGGCGCGCGCTTCGTCGCGCTCAAGCCCGACCACACCTACGCCGACCAGAGCGCGACCGTATCGGGCTGCACGGCGACCGTGACGCTCGACCCCAAGTTCCTGAGCGCCCCAGGAGTCATCAAGACGGCCTACTTCCGCCTCACCGTGGGTGGCAAGGCCGAGACGACGCCGGACATATGGATAAACGTGCTGCCCGACGCGGAGTCTCAATCGGACGGGCCCACGGGGCCGTACGTCTCCGAGATCGAGAGCCTCATCGCGCAGCTCAACTCCATCAAGTCGCAGATGCAGGGCGCGACGGCCTCCGCGACCAGCGCCGCGGGCAAGGCAAACTCGGCCGCCGCGAGCGCCTCGTCTGCCGCCGCGAGCGCAGAAGGGGCCGCGGGCGCGGCCAACGCGGCGACCAAGGCGGCGAACACCGCGGCGGGGACCGCGAGCGCCGCGGCCGCGACGGCGAGCACCGCCGCGGGCAAGGCCGGCGACGCGGCCGCGGACGCCGTGGCGGCGGCGGCTGAGGCGCGCGTCGCCGCCGGCATGGTGTCGCAGGACAAGGCGATATTCATGGAGTACGAGACCGTGGGCGGCGTGAGATACCTCACGCTCACCGACAAGGGAGATGACTGACATGGCGAGCAAGACGCACATCATGAGCGACGAGACGGGGCAGCGGATCGCATCCGCGCTGGAGGCGATGGCGCGCGGGTCACTGCTCGCCTATGACGGAGAGGCCGGGGAGTACAAGGGCGTCGACCGATGGCTGCGCTCGATGCGCGACGGCCGCATCTACACGGTCAAGGTGCCGACCGGCAGCGCGGTGGCCTGCGTCAAGGCGGACGCGAACGAGGGCGTTGCGGTCCCCGTGACCGGCACCAACTCCAAGGCGGCAACCGACCCGTACGCCGCGCTCGCGCCGTTCTTCCACGTCGACTGCAACGCGACCGTCGACGCCGGGGGCGTCCCGCACATCACGGCCATCTCCGGGGACGGCATGTTCGCCCGCACGGGCGGGAACGGAAACGTGTGGGTGCTCGCCCCGGTACTCTTCTGGAGGGTCGAGGACACCGACGGCGGCGCGTACACGTCCATCTCGGTGAGCGACACCCAGCTGCCCGGCTTCTCCCCGCAGCCGGGCGCGATGCTGCCGGACGGGAGCCTGCGCCCGTGCATGGTCTACGCGAAGTACGCCCTCTCGGACCACGGCGGTAGCGCCGCAAGCGTCTCCGGCGCGCAGCCGCGCACGCGCGACGTCTCGCACAACAGCCTCATAACCATCTGCAAGACCGCATCGACGGGCTACAGCGGGCGCAGCATAGCGGACGACTGGTACCTCAAGGTCATGTTCTTGATGAAGTACGCGACGAAGAACTCCCAGAGCGTCTTCGCCGGGTGCACGAACTACTCGCAGGTGAAGCCCGTCACCGCTGCCGCGAAATCCCAGAGTTACGTCGTGGTGGCGAAGGGGAGCGGATACGTTGCGGGGAGCGCGGTGATGATCGGCACGCAGAACGTCGACCGAGGCGTAGCGGCGGCGCACGACGTCGTCGACTACGCGATCATCAAGCGCGTGGAGACCCACGACGGAGAGAACGAGCGCCTGGTGCTCGACAGGCCCGCCACCACATCCGTCGGCAACTACGTGTACACCGCACCATGGCCGACCGGGTGCTGCGACGGCGTCCAGGGTGACGGCTCTCCCACCCCGCCAAAGAGCGGCAAGGAGCCCTTCACGCTCCAAGGCGTCGAGACCGGCATGGGAATGTACGAGGCCATGAGCGGCGTCGCACTGAAGTACGACGGCTCCGCCTGCCGCCTCATGATGCTCCACGACACCAGAAAGGAGGCCGCGTCCATAACCGCGGACTACGTCGACGCCGGGGCGGAGCTCCCCGCCGATGCGACGGAGGGGTGGAAGTACCCCGTCCGGCTGTCGAACGCGGGCGGGATGCTGGTCGGCACCGGATCCGGCGCGTCCACGACGACCGGCGTGTGCGATGGGACGTACATGAAGGCCACCTCCACGGTCGGCTCGTACGAGTTTCTCGCCCTGGGCAACCTGGGGAACGCGGCTAGCGCCGGCCTCTGGTACGTCAACGGCAACGACGCCCTCTCGGACGCGAGGTGGAACATCGGGTCCCGCCTCTCTGGTACTGGTCGCTCCAGGGGGTGAATTGCCGCGTGAGCGGCAAGAGGGGGCGGAGCCCCCCCTTAAAGGGATATAATCCCGGCAGGGATTCGCGGCGACGGTCCCGATGTCTTCCGTTTCTCGCCCTGGGCAACCTGAGGAACGCGGCTAACGCCGGCCTCTGGTACGTCAACGGCAACAACGCCCTCTCGGACGCGAGGTGGAACATCGGGTCCCGCCAATCTGGTTGGAAGCCTCCCCACTCACGCCGCGTCTACCCGCCCGCCCGGCCACCGGGCGGAGCGGGCACGCCTCGTCAACCGACGGAAATGGCCGGCGACCACCGGGCCAGTAGGAGACGACAGCTCGGACGGCAACCAGAGAGGTGAACGGTCGCGTGAAAACGTATTGCAGGGGCCTCACGATAGACAGGGCGATCGTGGAGGAGGCTTACCGCGAATGGCTCGAGGCCCCGGCGGGAAAGAAGAACGGGTGGCGCGTCGCCCGCGAGTACGGCGGCGCGGACGCCCTCATAGACGAGGTCGCCGATGAGATCAGGGGGCGGCGGCTCTCCTTCAGGCCGATACATCGCTACGACCACGTCGAGCACACCAACGGGAAGGTGCGCACCATCGGGGTCGCCTCCATCAAGCAGCAGCTGGTCGACTACGTCGTCGTGCACTGCTGCGAGGAATTCCTGAGCGCGAGGGCCGGGCACTACCAGGCGGCGAGCGTCAAGGGGAAGGGCGGGCTCTTCGCCATGCGCTCCATCAAGAGGTGGGTGTCCGGGGGGGGTCCCTCCCTGTTCTTCGTCAAGATGGACGTCCGGAAGTGCTATCCGTCGACTAGCCACGCCGTCGTCATGCGAATCTTCGGGAAATATATCGGCTCGGCCGACGTCCTCTACTGCATCGAGTCGATCCTCGCGACATACGACCACGGCGGGCTCGAGATCGGCAGCTACTTCTCCCTGCGCGCTGAGCAGCTCGTGCTCTCGTTCGCGTACCACCACGTCGAGGGGTTGGCCAAGGAGCGGCGCGGGAAGCGCCGCCGGCTGGTTGCGCACCAGCTGTGGTACATGGACGACGTGCTGCTCATCTCCAGGGACAAGAGGGACCTGCGCATGGCCGCGAGGTCGCTAGAGCGGTACATGTCCGACGAGCTCGGGCTTCATCTGAAACCGTGGAAGATCTGCAGGGTCGGCGAGGACGAGCCGATAGACATGGCGGGCTACGTCGTGCGGCCGTCCCACGTCGAGGTGCGAGCGGGCACGTTCCTGCGCGGACGCAGGGCGTTCAAACGGTTCGCGAGGAAGCCCGGGCTGCAAAGGGCACGGAGGGTGACGAGCTTCATGGGGTACTTCCGCCACGCGGACTGCCAGCTCCTCATGGAGAGGGACGACATGCACGCTACGATGCGGGCCGCAAGGCGATACGTATCGAGGAGCGCGCATGCAGCTAACAACATCGGCGACACCGCTCGACGCCGTTAAGGTCGAGCAGCGCCCTGACGGGCAGGCGGACGTATGGCTCCGCAAGAACATCACCGAACAGACCGTCGAGCCGGCGGACGGCGGCGTGCCGTGCGCGCAGTACACGGCAGACGAGGTGCATCTGGTCAAGGCCATCACGCAGGAGGAGGCGGAGGCCTCCTTCGACGAGCTGTGGGACGAGGCAGCGGCTGCGGAGACCCCGCAGGACGAGCGCATCAAGGCGCTTGAGACCATCGCCAAGGTGTTCAGCGCGGCGGCGCCGCAGCTCGCCCAGATTCGCACGGCGGCGACGCTGTCCATCCAGACCATGGCGGCGAGCCTCACCGACGAGCAGGCCATCAGCGTCTCCGGCCTCATCCCCGCCTTCGAGGTCGGCAAGGACTACAAGCACGGCGACCTGCTCACGTACGAGGACGAGGTATACCGCGTCGCGCAGGGCCACACCTCGCAGGCGCAGTGGGTGCCGGGAAGCGGCACCGAGAGCCTGTACACGCACATCACGCTCGCCGGCGACAGCATCCCCGTGTGGCAGCAGCCGACCGGAGCGCACGACGCCTACAACACCGGCGACAAGGTTCACTACCCGGACGAATCCGGCCCCGTGTACGTCTCGAAGGCCGACGGCAACACATGGTCGCCGGACGCCTACCCTGCAGGCTGGGAACTCTCCGAATAATAACCGCCATCAAGCGCCCCTTCGGGGGCGCTTCTCGTTTGCGACACCTCCGGGATGATGCAGCAGATCGGAAGGAGGTGACCATGGACCCGTTTCTCTCGCAGATAGCAGTGACGGCCATCACGTCGGCGGTGAGCATCGCGGTCGGATGGGCGATGGGCGGGCTCAAGGGTGCGGCCAAGGAGCGCGCCCAGGCGAAGGCGGAATCCGACAGGGCGCGCGAGGTGGCACGCAAGGAGGCCGCCAAGGACCGCGAGACCACCCGCCAGATCCTCAGGACGCTGCTCTACTGCCGCCTGGCGGACATGCACCGGCGCTACGTCGTCGACGGGGTCCCCTGCACGCCGGCGGAGAAGCAGGAGGCCGAGGAGGTCTTCCGCGAATACCACGACGTGCTCGGCGGCAACGGCTCGGGCACAGCCCTCTACAAGGAGATCATGGCCGCGCACGTGGCCTAGAGGAAAGGAGGCCGAAATGGCCGAGTACACCACCGAAGACATCGACATCCCCGAGGACGCGGAGGTGCAGGACTACCCCAAGTACGTCCTCCCCGAGAAGCTGTACCTCGCCCTCAAGTGGGCGGCGCTCCTCCTCCTGCCGCTCGTCGCCGTCTTCTACCAGGCGTTGGCGGGAATCTGGGGTCTGCCGATGCCCGACGAGATCAGCCAGACCTGCAGCATCTTCGGGCTCTTCATCGGCGCGCTCATCGGCGTGTCCGAGTTCAAGGCACTCAAGAGCAAGTAGGCGCGCCATGGCGAGGCTCAAGCTGGCAGCCGCGCTCCTGACCGGCGCGCTCGCCGCGACCTGCTGGTGGGGATGGCTCATGCTCGACCACGCCGGGCAGGACGCGCAGGAGCTCGCCGAGGTGCGCGAGCGGGGAAGGCAGGAGGCGCAGGAGCAGATCGTGCTCGACCGGCCGGTGCCGGAGGGCAACTGGATGCCCCTGTGGCTGCAGACCGACCCGCAGTGGGCGGACACCCCCTACTCGGACGGCACCATCGAGACGTACGGCTGCGGGCTGACCTGCGCAGCCATGGCCATCAAGTACATGACCGTGCAGGACGTGACGCCGCTCGCGCTGTCCGGCGTGGTCGGCGAGGAGTGCCTGACCGACCGCGTGAACGACATGGCCAAGTTCTGCGAGTGGATCGTGGCCAACTACCCCGCGTACGGAATCGAGTACTCCGGCAAGGTCTGGCGCATCGAGGATGCCCTGTCCATGGTCGATGACGGCTGGGTGGTCATGGCGGGCATGGAGGGGCCGCTGGGAGACCGCTCCTACGGCGGCCACGTCATCCTCATCTGGGACGTGGACGAAGACGGCAACTACTGGGTTAGGGACCCCGACGATGCCGCGAACTCCGAGCGCCCGTGGACGCGCGAGGAGCTTGAGGCAGTGACGTGGGGGAGCTTCAACGGACTGAGAGGAGGCCATTATGGCAACCGATGAGAAGGAAATCACCACCATCTTTGACGAGCCTGGCGACGACGAGCAGGAGCCCGAGAACAAGGCGATGGGAGAGGGCGGCGTCGATGGCGGGTAGCATCCTTCCCACGTGTGTGGACGTCTCCGAGCACCAGGGGGAGATCATCTGGGCGCAGACGAAGGACGGCCTGTGGATGGCCATCCTCCGCGTGCAGGACGGCACGTACGCCGACATCCGGCTGTCGCGCAACGTCAAGTACTGCGAGCAGCTGGGCATCCCGTACTACTGCTACGGCTTCTATCGCAACGGCGGCGCCGTCGAGGCGAACCGCATGGTCTCGCGCTACAAGGCGACCGGCGGCAAGCAGTGCCGGGGCTTCATCATCGACACCGAGGTGACGGGGTTCAGCAAGGCGAACCTGCGCTCCGCCTTCGCGGCGCTCCGGCAGGCCATGCCCGACGGCAAGCACGGCCACTACATCGCCAACCACCTGTGGAGCGAGTACGGCGGCGAGCAGTACGGCGAGGACTGGCGCTGGGTGCCGGTCTACGGCGTGAACGACGGCTACGCGCATATCGCGCCCGCGCACAAGTGCGACCTCTGGCAGTTCACCAGCGCGGGCAGGGTGCCGGGAATCTCCGGAAACGTTGACTGCAACGCCATCGTGTCCGATGACAAGAGCGTGGCGTGGTTCACCGATGGCACGCCCCCGCAGCAGAAGCCGTCCGCCCCCGCCGATGGCGTCGAGCAGTTCGACCTCACGCTTGAGGACTACAAGCTCGTTGCACTGGTCATGACCGACGAGAGCTGCACGGGAGACGTGCGCCGCGCTGCCCTCGGCAGCCGCTACGACGAGATTCAGGCGCTCATCAACCACATCCTGCGGTCGAGCGCAACGACCCTCGCCAGGGAGGTCATGGAGGGGCGCTACGGCAACGGCCCCTACCGCCACGACGCGCTGGGACCTCGATACGACGAGGTTCAGGAGAAGGTCATGCAGATCTACTACGGCAGCCCGGCGAAGACCTACACGGTCAAGAGCGGCGACACCCTCTCCGAGATCGGCGCGAAGCTGGGCGTCGCCTGGAAGGACATCGCCGCGAAGAACGGCATATCCTCCCCGTACACCATCTACCCAGGGCAGGTTCTCGAAGTATAG